AGCGATGATTGCACTTGGATCGGTCATGCCTTCCGGCACTCCGAGCCCGGCCAAAGTCTTCATCAAAGACTCGTCCATTCTCGTTACCTCTTTCCGGTCAGACGACCGACGAACCGTGGAATTTGGATCTGCGCCCGTTGCACAGATCGAAGCGTTGTGAGGTTCCCATGCGGTTACTATTTCCGCTGGCCCCTCGATCACTTGGCCTCTTGGCGTAGTGTACGTTTGGCCCTCTCGAACGAACTGACGCTCTAGGATCTGTGCGTCGATCGAAAAGTCATTCAAGTGGCCTTCGGTGTATCTTGTCGCGACGATTTGACTATCTGGATCGCTCGCAAAATCGGGCAAGCCTAAAAGCTCATCGCCCTCGATAACGATGTTGCGAATTGATCCAAAGACGTTGCGAACGGTCTTATCATTGTGGCTGTCAACGATTGGGAGTTGTCGCTTGTCGTTTCGGAAGCGAACGCCATCCATCAAGAGGACTTGCTTGATCCATCCGCGAGTCTGATCGTAGATGTCAATCGGAGTTTCGGTCGCAATCACCGCTCGACCATCCTTGACGTTTCCGAATTGGCGAACAATCGATCCGCCATCAATGGACTTAGCTTCGCGTCTTGCGTCGAGTTCTTTGCGTCGCTTGATTAGGTCGCTCTTGTTCATGCTGTCACCTCAGCCGGTAGCGTTATCTTGCGAGAAACTTTTTTTATTTTGACCGGGTTTAAAGACACAACTTCTTCGACGACATTGTTTTTTGACCATACGATACTGTCGTACCCTTGCTCCTTCGCTTTTTCGGAAAACTCCCTGCTCCACTCAGCGCTAATTTGCTTGGTGCCGTCGTACTTTGGAGACGACTTAACTCCAATTTTTTTGGCTAGTTCCTCTGCCCCCGAGTTCTTGTCGCCCTCAATCACTAGCGGCTTCTTTAGGGATATTTTTGAGGATAGTATGTTCCCGCTGTGGTTCGAGTAGTAGTTCGCTAAATCGTGATGCGGAGTGAGGTAAACGCCGTTCCCTAGATTTCCTGCATCTGTCGAGTTGTCTTTCGAGCTAGCTGGGACGTTTAGCGTGTCGCCGGATATTTGCTTCGAAGTTCCGTGATGTAAAACACCTTCCCACGGCTCTCCGGTTTTTGGTGCCGCTAGCTTTGGTCGATACGGCCAGCCTTTCTCAGGCTCTGGAACTTCTGTTGCCTCTATCGCGTCGCCGCCACTACCTCCACCGCCGCCGCCGCCGCTCGCGCAACTATTGCCAGGCTTGAATCCTTCGGACCCTATACCGCAATTTCTTTTGACTTGCCGAACTGCTTGCTCGACGCTCTCAGCCGGTAGCGTGTCCACTGATCCGTCTTTTGCGTCGTCAATGAGCACTTGCGCGTTTGCTTCGCTCATTCCGATTGAAGATAAAAAGACCTTAGCGACCGATTCGCTGATCGCACCGCTAGCAAGATCATCGAGAGTCTTTGCGATTGCTTTTCGATTGCGGTTGAATTGGAGCGTTGATAGCCCCATCATCTCGCCTGTGCCTAGTTGCGGTTGTGCTGTTGGCGATTGTCCACCGCTTTGAGCCGCCGAAACTTGCAACTGCTTTTCCTCGTTGGTCAGCAAACCAAGCTTCTTTCGCAATCGATCTTCCTTGGCCCTCTGGTAGAAGACTTGGCGGAATGATCGACCCCGCGACCCTAGCACGTTTGCATAGGTGTCAGTGAAGCTATTAAGGGCCATCTCCGAGGCTGTTTGCTCTGACTGAGGATCAACCCATTCCCATTCGGGAGTCTGCCATTCGACCGGAGCAAACCGCCGACGATCAGCTAGCAGGTCAGCCGAAGACGGAAAGCCATCGACCGACGATAAAGCCGCCGCATCGCAGAATCGATCCCATACGGGCTGGCACAAGATCGAGGATTAAACCTGGCTCGATGTGCCTAACGCGATTCCCCGCTGAATCGGTGTTTGGTTCTCCATCGGGGTTGACCAAGTCTCCAACCGGTGTTGTTGTCTTGATTGCCACCGTAAAGCATGACGCGACCGCCGAAGCTTGGAGCTCGTTGTCAATGTAAGTTCCGAGATCACGAATCGAGGACAACGCCGGAGCGAACCACGAAACGCCTCTGGTTTGCCCGATACGCTCTTGCCGGAATAGATGCAGTATTTCCCTAGCCGGCACTCGCTCAGGCGTTCGAGTAAAGGCGTAGGGTTGCAGGGGATGGTCTTTGTAGATCCAATATGCAACCGGCTTGCCAAACTCATCGACTTCGACACCGCGAACGATGCGGTTCGTGTTCGCTGGACTGATTCCGCTTGCATAGGTGTCTTTGTCACCGGCAAGGCGATCGGCCTCGATGATTTCAAGAGCCAACGGAACCGGTCTTGAGATGCCTTTGTACTCAGTCGATGGCAACGGCAAGATCCTAATCAGGACTTCGCCTGCTTCGACCATTTCACGCTGGCAAAGGGCTTGCAATTCATCGAATGTATGCTGTCCGTTGATATCACAGACTTCGCACCATTCGCTCCAAATCTTATCGCGGGAATCGTTGATCGGCTCAACATCGTCACCTTCGGGAGTCTCAAAAGTGCTTTGGGCACGAATTCCACAACCGACTACCGACGAAACGATTGTATCGACAACGCCCCATGCGTAGCTGTTATTCCTGACAAGATCCCTGGCCCATGCTCGGATCTGATTCGCTCCGAATGGCCCTGAGAGCTCGATGTCAGCCGGGTTGTTCTTTGGATGCCTGTTGGACGATACCCGCGATGGTTCGCCACCTTGATAGGATCTCAGCACCTTACGCGCCTGAGCCCGTCGCAATCCTGCGATCGGATTAACAGCCGAGACGACCGAATCGATGAACTTTCCAATCATCGGCCACCTCGATTCAACTTTGCGAGGCTGATTCCACCGGATGAAGTCTCACGCCGGACTTGTTGCTCAAGCTTCCTGCGTTCTTCAAGAAGCGTATTAAGGTCAAGCTTGGTCACTGACCTTGAGCCGATGTTATACGACTGCGCACCCCCGGTTAGGAGTGCTTCAATAGCCGCGTCGATTAGTGCTAACAGACTTGCCGCTGATGCCATGCAAGCAGGATTGCATAGACTTTTCGCGGTTGCTAGGTGCCTGTACTAATCCATTAGTACACTGGTAAAAATTATCTACCTTCTTGTGACCATGTATGCCCGCAGAAGTGGCATTTGCAGTAACGAATGCTCCCCCGTGTGCAATAGACTCTGCTGTAGTTCTTGCCATGTGGCCTGATCGCTTGGCATGATGAGCATGGACGAGCCTCGAACTCTCTAGCCACTGGTTCGCTTGCCTTCAAAGGTGGATCGAATTTCTCATCTCGCATGATACGCCCATCCAAATCCGTTTGCTGTACATGCGAAACGGTATCGGCAACCGGATCGTATCGAACCATAAGCGATGATGGATGCCCTTCAATTGTTTGTTCAGTTGTTTTTTTACGCTTCGCCATCTACGATCTCCTTTTTGGAATCCAACCGCCTTGTCGTTGCCTGAATCGCGTCTGTCCGTGCCTTTGAGCCTGTGGAACTGGCTTAGGCTTAGGCTTGTCACCGTCGATCTGCTTCGGAGCAACCTCGACCTCAGAGGGAGCAATCAACTTAACCCCGCAAGCCTCACCAGCCGCCGCCGCCATGTAGGTTGCATCTAGCCAGTGATTGTTTTCGTTCTTCACGCTCCAGTAGACCTTCGACCCCTTGCCCTCTTTGAACTCCGAAACAAGTTCCTCAGATGCTATGTGCTGCGCGAAACTCAGGTGAGATGCTTCGGTCTGGAATAGCGAAAGCGAACCACGCCGAAGCATGTTTGTATCGTCGAAGGTCGGAGTTAGGAATCGCTCATGGACAAACTGCTTCCAGTACGAGGTGTCTAGTTCATACAACCACACTCCAGCCGCCCCTAGCTTCGTTGCATGTAGATTCGCCCCTGCTATCGTGGTCGCTGTCGATTGCTTCTTTGGTGTGTAAGGATTGATACCCTTGGAGACATGGAATATCCCGCCGACCTCCCGAACGAACTGATAAGCCGCATTGGTGAAGGTTCCGCTGTCAACCATGCAGAATTGCACCGGATGCTTTGAGCCCGACGCATCAACAAAATCCTTCTGCAGTAGTCCATCCCGCCAGTTGAGT